CACCCATTGGCGAACTCTTATTACCAAAGTATCCGTAAATACGATTGATCAAAATCTTATAGGTAAGCTGCTGAATCCAAAGACGTTCAACCTCAATGCTAAGCTTCTTATACTCTTCGGAGTTCTTATCAAGCTTAGATTGTTGAGCTCGAGTCTTATCCCATTGCTTCTTATAGTCTTGACGAACTCGCCAGAACCTCTCAGTAATAGTCGGAAAAATACCTTTCTTATTCTGCAAGAATAGTTTATCAGCCTTAGTAATAGCAATACCTTCTTTTTGACAAAAGGCCAAGAACTTAGTTGGAGTCAACTTATATTCACTGTTGTTGACATCCCTTACAACAACGTAATCCTTATTCTTAGATACAATACTACCGAACTTAGTCTCTGGTGAAAGATTAAGTGAAATCATAACTGAAGGATACAGCGAGTTAGCATCGAAAGATACAACATAGTCTTGAAATCCTTTCTGAGGATCACTCACATATGCTCCTTCGTACTTCTCAGCTCGCTCATCATCAGTTCTCACAAATGTTGGAATAACAACATTATTTCTACGAGCCTCAATAATAGCAGCACCAGTTACAGTAGAAATAGTACCGAGAGCATTCTCGAGAGGAGTAAGTCCAACGAATGCCAAAGTACGAAGCAGCTTAACATACATCTTAGCCTGATCGAGCTTAACAAGCAGCTTAACGTCTTGAACGTTATAATCAATAAACAGCTCCCAGTTCTTCTCTGCCAAAGATGCAAGATTAGACTCACCATAGTCAATCTTAGCCTCACCCAACTCAAGCTGAGCAATAGCATTCAACTTGTAACTTTCTCGAGGTTGCTGAGTAAACGTCTTATATAACTCAATATAATCTACGCAAGAGATACCTTCAATACCCCACTTAGTCTGAAGTTTACCAAACGCAGTTCTAATCTCACGAGCACGAAGACGTCCAACAGGAGACAAACGCTTAGGTTCATCTTCATCGAAGAGCAGAGCCAAACGATTAATCAAGTAAGGTAAGTCGAAAAACTCTGAGTTCCAACCAGAAATAATATCAGGATAATCTAGAGCCTCAAAGTCAAGAAACTTCTTGAACATGTCTCGTTCATCAGAACAACAAAAGTATTCATGATCAGCAGACTTAGGAGTATACTCTTTATAACCCCAAGAGAAGTATTTCTCTTTAAGAGTATCATAAATCGTAATTACATTAACAGGGTGAGCTGCCTTAGAAGCCTCAGGGAATTCATCTGGTGAGTACACCTCAATATCAAGAAACCAGGTCTTAAGAGGCATTTCAACTGGATTGATATTATCCCAGTTCTTCCAATAATAGTCGACTAGGAATTGGTGCTCGACACGAAGATTTTCATAAACTCGTATAACTCCTCGATCTTCTCCACCCTTTGAGCGAATAGAAGTATTGCGATCATACTCAGTATCAAAACTAACCTTTTCAAGCTTAGTATTATAGATGCTTGTATGAGTCGATCGCTCACTAGTTGTTTCACGATAGTAATAGGGACGAACGGTGTGTTCTGTGACAATTCGTTTACCGTTTTCGTCCCACGTGAAATGATAGACAACACCCTCTCCATTTTGCTGTCGATATGCTACGTTTCTGTACATCGTATCATGATGATACGCTAACACTCGCAGGAACGCAAGCTATTCCATTAAATTCATTCAGGAGCTTTCTTTCTGCTACACCATACTTGAAGTGGTACATTTCTTTCCACTTGCCCAGATTCTCTGGATTCTCTAAGAAGCGCTTTTCAGAGCGAGCTCTATGCTTTCTGGAAGACTTCATGTAGTCGTCTTTGTGCTTCAAGACTTTTCTAATCTGATCTCCAAGTTCATCTCCAGTCTTAAATTTAAAGTCTGCCTCCTTGTAGGTTACCAAGTCTTGACAAATAACAGGAGTACCGAATGCCCCAGCCTCAATGAGTTTAATATCACTCTTGCCTTGATTAAAGACATTGTCTTGCAATGGAGCAATCATGAGCTGAGCATTCAGGCTAGCAATCTTCTCAGGGAAGTCATACAGCTTAGTCCAATTATGGAATTCAATCTTACCAGACTTATAAAGATCAACAAGAGGGATTGGCAAGGCTCCAAAGAATACCCACTGGAACTCGTTTACTGTTTTACGTACAAGTTCGTTAATATGATAGAAGTCGTCCTTATACTTGCAGCGACCTTCAACGTCAATATGAGCACCAGAGCCTGCATAAAGGATACGAGGCTTCTTACGGTTCTTATCGAAGTTCTGGCTAATCTTCTTCTCATCATAGTGGTTACCTATCCACCAACGAGGTGGATAGTTAGGGATAACAGTTACATTCTTGTTACCAGTCTTGTCAGCGTAATAATCTCCAATGAACTTATTAGTGGTTGTAATCTCATCGCAAGTCTGCATGATCTTTGTGCAGAACTCAGCAATCTTAGGGTCACTAAATCCAGGCTTGAATTTATTATACTCAGGAATGTCTGAGTAATACATAATGTCATCGATTTCGTATGCGAGATTGAAACCAAACTTGTTTCTCATCTTCTCAAGATAAGTTACATAGCGGTATTGATTCTCAGTAGCCTGTCTTTGAATACGAACAGTCTTTAAGGTACTAAAGAACATTTCGTCATGAATCATCTGACATGAATTCATAACAACAGATTCGATTCTTGAATTGAGTTGATCAGCTGGCCAAAACAATCGCCAAAAACCACAACCAGAATGATCTGCCAAGAAGTTCACACTCTTTGGAAGTTGGGTCTCTGCTTGTACTAGATCTTTTCTAGGTGGTTTATTTTCATACTCAACAATAGTGTTATTTGTATTAACAGAAGGAGTTCCAATAGTTGGGCGACCAAGAACGTTAAAACCAGGACGTATCATTTGTTTTATTTACAGTTACAGACCAGTAAATTCCATACGTTGAGTAAGACCATTATACTTCTCAAGATAAATAATCTCTCCAGTAGCAGCCTTAATAGATTCTTTGCGATGAGAAATAATGTAGCAGCATTCGCTATACATGTCAGAGCGGTCTTTTAGTACATCTAGTACCAACTCTACACCTTTCTCATCAAACGAGGAGTCTAGCAGTTCATCGAACAAGCAAACATTATATGCAACATCACCTTGCAAGCGTCTAATATCCATAAACGCAAACAAACATGCCAAGTCAATAGTCTTCTTCTCAGCACCAGAGAAATTGTTATAGCTACACTCAATACCCTTATCATTGATAATCTTCTCTTCGAAGTATTCATCAAAGGTAAGAACACAGTTAGAGTCTAGCTTGCTCAAATAATAAGCAATCTTGTTATTAAACAATTGCAAAATCTTCTTGATAATATAAGACTTAACACCTTCTTCAGAGACAACAAACTTGACGTTATCGAGAACCTTGGATAGATTCTTAATTGTCTCAATCTTAGTCTCGCTTTCAGTTATGCTGTTCTTAGATTCAGTCAGGATTTTCTTATAGGTGTTCTCTTGCTTAGAGACTACATCGATATCATCGTCCAAAGTAGTGAGCCAGCCTTTGAGCTGTTCTTTACGCTCTAAGTTGTTTTTGTACTTAACAAGCTCTAGTTCTGCCTCTTTAAGCTTCTGATTAAGATCTTTAATTTGACTACAAACAAAAGCCTTTACAGCATCAAACTTTTGGTTATCTGCTTCAATCTTTTGTTTGTCTTGTTTCTTTTGATTAATTTCATCAAGAGTAGTCTTCTTTTCTGAATCGATATGCTCTCTATCATGATCAAGAATAGATCTTGCACACACAGGGCACTTATCCTCTTTTGTACCAATAGTCTTATAACGATGGTTCAAATGAGTAATTTCAGTCTCAACTTGAGATATCTTAGTAAAAAACTCATTAATTTTAGTATCTGTTTTCTTTAAGTTCTCATTAGCAGTAGCAATCTTCTCCTTAATAGGAGCAATTGAGACATCTTTAAACTCTCTCAAGTAGTCTTCAATAACAGCCAATTCAGCATTGTTGTTCTTCTTTCTATTGAGATACTTCTCGAGTCGATTGCGACGGTCTTCTTCAAAGGAATCACTTTGAGAGTTAAGACTATTATAGTTAGACTGTAAAGTACTGAGACGAGTAAACTCTGTATTGTAAGAGTTCTTAACTTCGTTAATATCAGCCTTGAGTCTATCAGACATTCTAGAGAATACTTCTAGATTAAAGATGCTTTCGATAAACTTACGCTTATCTCCTTTCTTCTTACCCATGAAAGGAATAGTGTTATTGATAGTCAATGTAACACAGTTCTGAAAGATATCAGCATTAGTAGAAAGAAGAGACTCTATATAGGTATTGGTGTTAGCAATACTATCGCGAGTCTTATCTTCGCCGTTAATCTTGAGAAAAACCTTAGCCGGGTTCAGAGTACGCTCAACATATATTTCAGTTGTAACATTATTAGAGACGATCTCAAATTCTAGAGCCACTTTGACCTTACCATCTGTGAGATTGTTCTTGATATACTTTGTATTGATCTCGCGAAGAGTGTTTCCAAAGATAGCAAAGTAAAGAGCATCAGCAACAGTAGACTTACCGACTCCGTTGCGACGATCTTCTTTATCTTTATTAGTGCCGGTAATAATGTTGAGACCTGGCTTAAAAGTAAGCTCAACAGGCTTCTCACCAACAGACAAAAAGTTCTTGATGGTGAGATTTTTAAAATTGACGTGCTTCATTTACTTTTCTGGTAAAGTTCCAAAGTGTAATCAATTATACTCTTTTTATTCTCAATATCCAGCTTATTAATGAATTCTTTTATTGCGTCTGCAACATCGACGCTTGCGAAGTCAACATCACTCACTATTTTTTGTACAGCTGTATTGTACTTATAATCAATTGTTAAGTTGTTAGGGCTAGCTGTATTAACAGTTTTAATAAGCTCTTCAACCTCTTCTGGTTCATAATTAGTATCAACAATAATTTTAATAAAGTTGTTCTTGACTAACTTTTTGTTAAGAACAACACTATCGTTTTTTACTTCGGAAAGGCTAACTTTAATATGAACAGGAGACACATCGTTTTGAACAAAATCCATTTGATTGTTTTCAATATCGAGAATTGTAAAGCCTCTTGGTCCAGAATCTCCAAAGTCCATATGGTATGGAGAACCAAGATAAACAATCTTACCAGTGCTATACTCTCTTTCTTGACGAGTATGAAAGTGGCCAGAGATAACCAATGGAGCTCTTGATAACAAGTTCTCGCTAGTCATACCATGCTCACAAATTTTAATCTCGTTTAGTTTAAAGGTAGCAATTTCAAAATGACCGAAAATAATATCACTAGCAGGCATTTCGGTCATATCAGTACCCCAAGGCGCAAACGTAAGCGTCTTACCGAAGAAAATCTCAGTAGTGGGCTTATCAAGCACTGTAATATTCTTATGACCTTTTAATATAGACAAAGAATGTACTGAAGAGTTATTCTTAAAATAACAATCATGGTTGCCTGGAATCATGATTATGTTGAACTCTTTGAGAAGATTTAAAAATTCTGAAGTAGCTTGAATAGTGTTTACTGCAATCTCATCTCTATAATGCAAGAGATCACCACAAAAAATAATGTCTTTGATGTCCCGTTCTTTGAGCTCTCTCTTTAACCATTTACCAAACTCGATAGCAATATCGTGCCATTGAGAAGAGTTCTGATGGACA